ATCATTACATTTTGGTAAGTAAAGTAATGCTGTTGTGCCAACTAAAGATGTAGGGTCTGTAGGAATCCAAGCAGTAGGAGTAGATGTAGCACCAGACCTAATAGTAAAGTTTCTCAATGAACCGTGAAATACTCTACTTGTAGCATCGTGTGCTGTACATAAATGTGGTGTAGCACTTGTTGCACCAGAACCAGATGTAAGACTTGCTGCACCAGTTCCATCTAAAGAACCATTTGCATATATACTAGCAGTAGTTGCATTAACAACACATACAAAAGTTTGAAATCCTGCACCAGTAGTAAATGCTCCAGCAGATGTTACTGGTATTGAATTAGCACCACTATCAGTAACAATGAAATTCATTGCTCCATTAGAACTCATATATACATTCATTCCACCAGCAGGAACTCTAGCTCCCCATATTGTGTCATTAGCAGATATTGAATCGAAATCAACTTCACCAGCAATAGTGTATTGACCAGCAGCTTTTAATGATGCCGCTATAGTTGTGAAAAAATCATCAACACCATCATAAAATGTTTGAAAACAAGCGGCAGCACTTGCACCTTGAGATGCTACTGGCGATGCAGTAACATTCGACATACCTCTTCCTCTTGATCTTCCTCTTCCCATTAACCAGCCGAAATAGTAACGACACCAGAATTGCTCCAAGCCTCTCCAGCAACTACTGGGTCTGAGGTTGGTAAATTAGCTAAGAAGTTTTCGATAGATGTTGCTTGAACAGTTGCATCTGGAAATGTGTATCCAGCACTAGACATTCTTCCGACTAAAGCAGCATTTACAATAACACTAAAAGAGCCAGCATCTAATATTAAAGACTCAGAGCTTGTTGTATCTATTGTCGATGATTTTAGTGTAGCTCCACCATCTGTTAAAAAATGTCTGATAACCAAGTTTCCAGTAGTAACTAATTCACCTAAAGCTTTGAACGCTCCGTAAGTTATAGATGCTGAGAATGAAGTGCCATTATCAAGAGAATAAGCTATGTTCATAGAAGAATCCCCTACTGTTACATCGCTTTCATCAACCAAAGCTAACGAAGCCGAAGCTATATTAGCGACACCGCTGCCAGTATTATAGTCAACTGATGTGTGAACACCATCGTCATAAGAACCTATCTCTATTTCAGCGACACTAGCATTAGTAGTTGTAGATTGTATTCTTACATATCTGTATGAATACAAATCATCTAAGTTGAACCATTCTTGGTAGTTACCAGCTACTGCAACAGAACTTAGCCCACTAGCTGTATCAAGTAAGTCGTAAGATATATCATCAGCACTACCTGATACTGTCCATCCAGTTGGAGTTGCTACGCTCCCACCAGACATTAGCCTAACTCTATTAAAATCAGTAGTTGAACCGAAATCTATAGTCATTGTTTCAGAGCTTGCTCCAGTAGATAAATATACTGCTGTTCCACCACTACCGTCTGTTAAGTCACCGTCACCAACAAGTAACCATCCCCCACTGAAAGAGTTTGTTTGACCAGACGCTAAGTTACTTCCAAGTGTTACTAATTGAAAATGATCTGTGTCATACTCAACCAGGCTTTGTCTATTACTAAAATCTCCTGTTGCATCATCCCCTGTACCAGCATATTCTGTAGCAGCAGTAGCTATACTAACTCCGTTAGGAGCTACACCACTCTTAGGTTGAAGCTTACCAGCAGAAACTTCCCACTCGTCAAGTCCATCTATTTCAGAATCACCGTAAGATGCAGTTGTAACTAACTGCTTATTACCATCTGGAGATGTTGTTACTGTTAAGTATTTATTTTGCGTTAAAGCCATATTATATCTGGTAAACTATGTAATTGTCTTCATCATCAACAAGAGAATTATCCTCATCATCAATCAATCTGTATGGTGGCAATACAATGCCTTGAGAAGCAACAGGTATAGCAGTAGGATTTGACCTACCACTCCCTCTCGACCTTCCAGACATTAAACACCTTGCCCAGGTATAATATGAATTGATGGTGTGTTTGCTACAGCAATAGCAGCAACGTGAGTATATTCTTTTTTCTTAGTTATACAAACCTGTCCGTTAGGTGGAAGGTAGTAGTCTGCTGTAGTTGCTGTAACTGTAGAATCACCACAAGCAACGTACATACCGTCTGTACCATCTTGATTTGTTATTACAACATTGAATGCATTAATTCCTACTTCAGTATTACCTGTAGAAGTTGATGTTGCTAGGATTACTCCTTTTCCCCAAGATGGTCCGAATGCGTTTTGTCTGTTCATTTTATGCTACCTTATACCAAGAAGTTGTTTGAGAATTATATTTTATTTTGAAAGAATCGTCTGCTGCTAAAACAGTAGGCGAACCATATACATTTGAAGCACCATTACCATTTAAAGTAAATGTGGCTATTTGAGCAGTAGTTGTTACTAGTATTTCTTGTCCATCAATAGAAACTGCTGGTGCTGGTAAAACTATAGTTCCTGTGGCTAAAGAACCTGTAGGTCTAAGTAATGCCCATCTATTTTGACTATCTTGCTCAATAGTAATATTAAATCCGTCACCTGGTGTAGATATAGTAGTTATAAAAGTCCCAGCAGTAATATTGCTTTGTATGTAGTCAACAAGATTTCCAAATGAAAGCTTTCTAGAATCACCATTTTGATTACTCCAAACAACAAGATTATCACCTGTTGTTAATTCACTTGTACTTATTGATGATAATTGATTTATTTGTGACATTAGTTTAAATCCAAAATAGAGTCTGGCCCAACCTCAACATCATCTTTTGGTTTAGGCATAAAGTTTCTTCTACTTCCGTAGTTGTTTTGTTTGTATCCCTGACCAACAGGTAATGTACCAGGGAATTGTTTTTCGTGTGGGTACAGTGCTAACGCTCTCATTAGTAAAGTATCGTATGCTTTCTTTGCAGCAACTTTAGTTTCTCTTGAGACTACTTTACCATAAGAAGGTGCTAATCTTTTAGCTAAATTAGTTATAATAGCTTCTGTAGCAGAATCTGGAACTCCACTGTCTTGAGTTACTGAAGAATTCTCAATAGATGATAATGGATAACCAACACGAATACCTTGAACATTCCATTCAGCCATCATGGAGTCTAGACGTTTTAATGCAGACTCTAATTCTTCTGGTTGAATATCAAAAGCATAGGACGCTAATCCCATCTCTTCAAATGAAGCATTAATAAGTTGTCTTTTAGTCCAACTCACTCTTCTGATTCACCTTTAATTTCAACTTCTTCTTCTTTTTTATTAGAATGCTTTCTGTTACCGTAATCATCTTTACGTTTAACAACACCAGCTTTACCTAATATTAACTTTTCACCAGATTTGGTTTCAATACCTTCACCAGTTGCAGCATTAGAAAATCTTTTCTTTACTGGTTTTTTATCTTCACCTTCACAGGCTTTACCTAGATCACTTAACCAGTCATTACGAATGGCTTCGTCATATTCTTCTTTATTATCAACACCAATGTAAGAATAAGTCTTACCTTTTGGTCCTCGATTTGGTCCACCTAATTTATATAAGATTGTTGGGAATTGTTTAGCCATTTTAATATATTATAACAAGTAAAGGAAGAGTGGTAGCCCGAAGACTACCACCCATTTTTTAATCTTACTGATTAAATAGTACAATACCATTCATTTCAGGATTAAGATTTGTTACTCCATAGAATACATCAAGAGTATAAGTAGATTTGAAAGTAGAGTTAGAAAAACTCTTACCCATAACAACTTCTACACCTTGATCAGTAGTTCCACGAATAACATCAACACCTTGTCCTTCAGGTACAGCATAACGACCTAAAGTAAGTTCGATTGAATCTTTACACCAGAATGGATTCGCAGCAGTAGCAGTACCATTCAACCAAACAACAGCAGCAGTCGCAGATGTACTTGCAACTTCGATGTTTTTGTATTGAGACTCAGCATCAGTAGGTGTACTATTAGCACCAACCATAGGTGGAGAAATAGTAGCCAAAGTACCACTATCAACAGAAACAATACGAAATGTTTTCAATTGGTTAGTAGTATCTTTTGTGATGTGATGAACAGCTTCAAGACCAGCAACAGTAAAACAATCACCAGCAACCATACTAGTAGTAGAGCTAAAAGTAACTTGTTGAGTTCTGTTATCAGCAGTTGAGCTAGGAGCGTATTGAACTTGCGCACCATTAGTTGCGATAGTAATTGAACCACCAGCAGCAGCAGCAGTGATTTGTTTACCAGAATCAATTCTCAATGTTTCAAAACCAGCAACCATACCAACTAATGATCTCTCATAAGCATCAACTGATTTTTTGTTATTGAAAGAACGAGAAGCAGTACCTAAGTCACCAGCAATTCCGTTGTAATCTCTTGCAGTAAGAGCTAGACATCTGTCGTAATCACTCATACCTTGTTCAAGCATTAAAGCTTCAGCAACAGCAACATCATCGTAGTTTCCAGAAGCACCAGTAACTGGTACAACTAAAGTACCTTCAAGTGAAATTACGTCACGAACTTTAGAGTTCACATCAGAAGCAAGTCTTTGATATGCAGATTTACCTAAACGACCTTCTTGTAACTGGTCACGCAATTCAAGTGCGTCAAGAGTCCAAGTAACGTTAGGAGATTGATCTAAAACAGTAGGAACTTTCAACTGAGTTGCATCTTGTGCAGTTACAGCAGAACCAACAGTTCTTGTTTGAGATGTTAAGATATATGGTTGTGGACGGTAAAGTGTGTCACTAGCACGTTCCATTAGTTCACCATTTGAACCATATTTCATTGTGTTTTTTGAAAGTGTTAAAGCGTCATTGAAACCCATTAAGATGTCATCAAACGCTACTCTTTCTTCTTTTGAAAAAGCGTTAGCCATTGTTATATTTCCTTATTAAAAATTATTAGTTATTGTTGTAAAAATTATCCTCTCTGTTTCTCTCTAAGAGACTGTTTATAGCGATAAATTTTTGATCTATCACCAGTTTTATCAGCCTCTTTTTCAAGTCTGTCTAGAGTTTGGTCTGCACCTTTAGAAGCTGTCCCACTTGACTTAACACTTCCTTCTGGTGAAGTTCTTGCTTTCTTTTTTCCGTATTTCAATTTACTCTCCATTTTTGAAACTGCAAAAGCAAATTTCACAGGGTCTTTTATATTTGACAACTCTTCTGCTAATTTGGTATTCTTACCAATAGCATAAAAAGATAATGCAGGGTTATCTGAGCCTTGTACTATAATACCTTGTTGTGTTTGATTGAACATATTCTCAACCGACACCCAAGCATCATCATAATCCTTAACTTTCAAACTCTTTTTAGAATTCTCATAATCATTGAGCTTGTTTTGCCATTCTTGCGACTGACGTTCTTGCTCCTGTCTTATTTGAACTTCTTGCGATTCACGTTCTTTCTCGGAAACTATCCATTCCCCTAAAGCATTTTCATAAAGGTCAGAATCGTAATCAAAATCCTCAAGAGAAGGTTTAGCTTTAGGTTTTTCACCCTGAGATTTAGCAATGCTCGATTGCTCTATTTCTTCTAATCTCTTCTTCAGTTCTCGATTCTCTTTCTGCGCATCCTTATGATTTTTACGTAAATCTTTCACCCAACCTGGTGCTGGGCTTTCATTGTCTTCTTTTGGTGTTAGCGATTCACCATCAAAAGAGATTTCAATACCATCTTCTTCTTCAACTTCCGAGATTTCCTCGTCACTTGATTCTTCAGATACAGATTCAATAACTTCAGTTTGGTCGTTGTCTACCTCTTCATCAACTTCTTCAACTTCAATTACTTCTTCCTCTAGTACTGCTTCCTCCTCTAACTCTGCTGTTGCCATAAAATTACCTCTAAAATAAACTCACTCTTTCAAGGCAGAGTGGAATGCCTTTATTCTTATTTAACATCAGAACCATCCTTAACAATATCCTTGTCTTTGATATCCTGACTATACCTTAACTCAATCTCTCTTTCTCTAAGCTCAAGTTCTCTTTCTTGTAAATCTAATTTAGCCTTCTCAACAAAAGCTTTAGTTATAATCTCTTCTTCTTTAAAAGTAGGCTCTTTAGGCTCTTGTACGTTTTCTTGTACAGGTGTTTGCAATTCTTGCATAATCTGCATTGCTTGAGCTTCTTTCAATTTAGAGTTAGACATAGTTTCTTGAGTCTCTGCTTGCATTTTCTGTGCTTCAGATTCTGCTCTTTTAGCTTCTGCCATTAAATACTGGTCATTAGGTGAAGGCTGATCTGGATTGAGTTCCATTTCCTCGATATCTTTGTCCGTGGGAGTCACTGCACCCATCTTGACCAATTTTTTCCTAAAATACTCTCTCAGATCAGAAGTTCCTTCACCCTCCATATTCATCATGGCCATAGAAGTTAATACTTGTTGCGTTTCAGGGTCTTGTGTATATTGCAACATCCCTTGAGTTTGTCTTATAACTGAATCACGCTGCGTATTAGAAGAAGGTCCAATCTCAACATCTACATCAAAATTAGCATCATCTAAGTCATTCTCAATACCAATATTTCCTTCTTGGTCAGCAACAGAAATGCTTAAAATCTTAGAACTAGTTTGACCATCTCTATCTATTACCTTAACCTCACGTTCATCTTCAATATAAATGTCTTTAGCCATAGATAACCATATCTCACCAGATCGTTTTAATGATTTAGCGAAATTAGAGATGTAGATATACGCTTGCATATCCAATCTTTCCTGAACCAACTCAACTGCACGACCACTTATATGAGATTCAAGTTCTTCACCTTTCTCATAGTGTCCAAGGACATCTTTCATATCCTCTTCAGTGATTTGTAGTAAAGTTGCCAATGCTGGAGGGACGTTGCTAGGCTTCGTGTAACCAATTGGTCCTTGAGCAACCGTTTGACCCTCCTCATTCGTAAGTGGATTGATTAATAGATAAGGATAATCCTTAATATTATCATCTTTCCACATATTAGCGTGTCCAGCAATTTGTTCTGGTGTTAAAATAGGTTTCTCTACCGTAGATAGTGCAGATATTTCACCAAGTTTAGATAATTGCATATTTTTAAGTCTTTGAGCATCTTTAGCCAACCTAACGTGACCCATAAAACGCTCAACATTCTCTACAAACCATCTTTTACCATAAACAGGTACAATAGGTATCTCTTTACCAGCAATATAACCACAATCTTCTAATACTTTACCACCACTCATAATATATTTATGAATTCTTTTGGTTTTTATATTACGTCTACGAACCTCTTTATGGCCCATATCCTTCATTTCTTTAATTTCTTCATCATCTAACTTATTTAACCAATAAGTCTCTTCATCACCAACAATAGTTTTATAATAAACCTTGGTTTCGCTGGTTTCTTCACATTTGTAGTATTCAGCGATATAAACTATATCTGGTGTATACCAATCAAAATGTGCATTATTGTATAATTCTTTAGGCCAAGTAGTAGGGTCATCTTCATACTCCTCTTCATATGCACCTCTAGTTATACTAGAAATAACATAACAATACTTAGCATCTGACTTATCAAACCTTTTAGCATCTAAATCCCAGTAACAGGAAACATCTGCATCATAAATAGGCTCAATCTTAATTCTTTGTTGCTCATTCTCTTCATCATACTCATCTTCATAACAAGCTCGTAATCTAAAAGCACCCATCCCACCAGTAACACCTTCTTCAAAAGCATTGTCGTGAGCTTCTTCACCTTCACTATCCTTAGAATCTGCACGGTACATACCATCACACAATTCAGCTAACTTATCAGTACCTTTAGTCCTCGGTACAAAATCAACATCTATCCTATTATTACGATACTGGTTAATTATCTTAAATACACTTAAATGAGTCTTATTTACTTCAAACTTAGGTCTATTCTCATATTGAATACCTAAATTACCTTCCCATTGCGCTCCAGGAATAGTACAAAAACGTCTATCCTCTAAAGCTTGATCTCGCTCACCTCTAGCAATTTCCTGAATCTCATTGAAGTCAGTAACTGCCTTTTCGTGAATATCTGTGAGTTTGCGTGTTTGTCTCATATTTTCATAAGCTTACTACTACCCTTTTTTCTTGAGTAATAGCGACCACCCTTTTCGTACATTTCATAACCAGCTTTTTTTTCACCATCAACAGTCTTATGGAAAGTTGGGTGTTTTCTGCCTTTTAATATCAAACCACTTTTAGGGTCACGACTTGCCCAATGGCCTGTCTTGTCTGGCTTAATGCCAGCCTTCTTAGCACCTTCATAATCATAACCAGTTCCATCTTGGTCGAACTTTTTTTTATTAGGTGCAGTTTTGCTTTTCTTTTTTTTAGCCATTTTAGGTTATTATATAAGGGTGTATAAAATAGTCCAGAAAGTAGGACTTTTGTATAAATCTATACATCACTTCCCCTTATTCCAATAATTAGTTCTAGGCTCAATAGGTAATCCTTGCAATGGATTCTCTCTACTCTTAATAGTCCTTCTGACAGCCTCACAAGCATATCTTAAACTATCAATAACGTGATTGTTCTTATCTTCTAAAACATTAGTTATCTGATCTGTCTGTGGGTCAATCTTATACTTATAATGCATTAACTCATCAATAGTATGCTGACAATCTGGATGTACAATAATCTCAAAAGACCTTAAAAACTCAATACCTTCCTCAACACTTCTCCTACCCTTCAATGCTTTCATCATCTTAGGATATCCGTGTTTTCTCATATGTGAAATCCTTTCTGGTGAAGCAGAATCAGCTATAATAGGCCATTTCTCACTATCCTCAACAGTAGCAAATAAAGCTGGTGTATCATCTATTTCACATCCCACTTTCCAAGCTTCTTTATCAATATATAACTTCCTACCGTCAATATAACACCGTACCAAAACAGTCGGGTCGACACTAAAACCCCAATCACAACCAAACCTAAAAAAAGCATCACTGGGAGTTTCAAAATCCTCAGTCCTCCAGTTTTGAAATACATTAGCATTACTCCTAGTTAAATATTCACCTTCCCAAACATGTAGGTATTTTCCCCTATCTGTCCTTTTATCAAATTCCATCTCTTCTTTAAGCACTTCTGGAAACCAAGGGTTCTGATTCCAATTAACTTTCAAGAAAAAAGTCCTTGGTGGTGGTTCCCTAGCCACAAACATATTCTCCACTGGGTCAGATGCTTCCTTAGGATTCCAAGTAAAGTATATCTGTGAACCAGGCTTTCTTATCGTTGGCACCAATATATTAAGTGAATTCTGAGATAACGTCTGACTTTCTTCACACCAACAAATATCAATTCCTTCCATAGATTTAATAGAATCAACATTATGCTGCAAACCAGCAAAGATTATTAAACTTCCATTACCTCCCCTAATCTCCGTATCAGTACTGGTAAAAAATCCCCTAAAACCAAGACGATCTATCTCATCATCTAACAATCTCTTAACCGAATCCTTAATAGACTTCTGTACCTCTCTCGTACACAATATCCTCAAAGGTTCCTTAGATGCCCTCAGTACCAATGCCGAAGCCACAGTTCTAGACTTAGCTGAACCTCTTCCTCCACATAAAGCAAAATACCTGTAATCTGGTAAAAATAGGTCTTTGGCCCAAGTTGGTAGGTTGATGTTACCCATCTATACTCTCGTATATATCATCATCTAATTCATCCTTAAATTCTGGCTCCGAAATAACTTCTGGTACCATATTCTTCTTAACCTTTGGCAAGGCTTTCCTGGGAACCCACCCCCCATCGATAACACCGTGTAACATATTATTTAAAACCAACAAGAATTCCTTATGGTTCTTCCAATCGTAAATACATTGCCTAGAAACTCCCAAGTGACTAGCCAAACCAGATATATTAGGTCTTTTGGCATCCTTAATATAAGCTCTGACTTCTTTTATAACACCAGTGGAATATTTATGTTCGCTCATTACGTCCTAACACGATAAACATCTAGTCTCTCTCTAAGCTCTAAAACCTCGCTTTCTAGCTCGTGTATGTAATCTCCCTTCTTTCTACCACAATGATGGCAGAAACGCTGTTCTAGGCTATCCTTGATGGTGAATTTATGGGGGCAGAACTCTTTATTCATCATCACACTCACATCCATAGTAAAAACCTTTCGATACACTTGTAAATACACAACCGCATTCTTGGCAAATGTTGTGTAGTTTTAGGAGTTCCTTTAAGCGATGGATTATTGCTTTTAGGCGTTTGGGTTCGTCAGTCATTCGGTCTCTTTACTAGTGTCAAGCTGGTTGGGAGAAATTTTTGGGGTGGTGGTGTCACATTTATCACTCTCATTTTTTCCTAGGGGTTGTGCATCCCCCTCTTGCATATTCGAATATTCGCATATTGGAATATTGCTGTCAACATTCTGTACACTGCTGTCCAATTCCTGTACACTGTCCAAATTTTGTACAGTAGATTCAACGTCCTGCCCTTGCTCGAGCTGTCCACTTTGTTTACTATTGTCTAGAATGTGTGCAGAAGTGTCAACAAAGTTTACAGTTGCATTGAGCGACTCGCCGCCGGTCGTAAGGTCGGTGCGTTGTAGTTGGACCGGACGTCCTTCCAAGCGGTCCCAAATAAGCGAGATCATTTGCTTGTCGCCCTTAATCGCTT